TCCCTTAGTCCAAGCTCACAACGCCACGAACGATTGCTTCAGGGCGAAGGACTTTGCGTCCAAACACGTGAAGACCACGAACGATGTCGCTGAAGGTTTCAGTTGAACGAACAACTTCGGTTTTCGCAATGTGCGAAGCCGTAGCAGTCGAGCTCATGTGACCGCCCAGAATAACGTTTTCTGAGCCATCGGTTGCCAGACCTGTCAGCGTTACTTGGTCTGTGCCGCCGCTTGAAACGAGGGCAGTAGACTTGTAGCACTGGAAGCCAGCGATGTTGCCCAACGATACAAGACCGTTACGCAGAGGTGAAGTTGCATCGCCCGTAACTTGGACTTCAGCAAACTTCGAACCTGCAGAAAACAGGTGCTTGTAAAAAGCTGGAGGAGCAACGAACCAACGGTTCTCTTCCGGAACAGACTGGTTGTCGAGGGCTTCAGCCATTTTCAACATCGTGTTTACAGCGGTGTCACCCGGAGATGAGGCACCACCGATGTCGAGGGCAGAAGCAAGAGTACCAATGCCAGAGACAGTAGATGTCGTAGCACCGGACTCGCCAGTCAGACCAGCGTCGGTTGCGATTTGATCCAAAACAACTGCGTCGTACTTACGCTTCAGCGAGTATGCACCCGAAGAAGTGGCAAGAGCTTCGAAGTTGACGTGGGATTGACGTTCTTCAATGTCGTCAATTTTGAACGCAAAAGCGTTTGCTTGGTCAACAACCATAGTAATTTGGTCGTCAGCCAAGTCTTGAGGGTTCACCACTGAGCCACGTGCGTAGCTAGAGACGGTGATGGTCGGTTCTTTGATGATCCGAACAGTGTCGCCAAAGTTTTCAATTTCACCAGCGTAATCGGTATTGGTAATATCTTCTGCAACCGAAGCACGACGGAAAAACTTGAGAACTTTCTGGCTAAAAATTTCCGGTGTAAAATTACCGGAAGGCAGGTTATTATGACCTGATGCACTATTGAAAGCCATCTTTCTATCCTTCCTATGTTAGATGGTTAAGCGTTATAGTCGATGCGCCCTTCTGCACGAGCCTTGTCGAGTTCTGCTTCGTTGGCTTCAAACTCGTGAGGTTTCATGCGGCCTATTTCGGAGGCTTTCCACATACGTTGCCCGCCATCACCATTGACGTTAACTTCTTTGGATTGACGTTTAGTGACAGAATCTGCAGCAGATGCAGGTGGTCTACCTCTCTTCTTCTTTGACAAACCAGTATCAGCCTTGTACAAATCAATGACACGAGCCGCCCATTTTGCATCAGTGTTGTTCTTATAGATACCATCACTCATACTTTGCGGTTGCTCGTCGAGCCATGCCAAAAACTTTTCGTCGTTACGAAGATCATCAAAATCCTCGTGATAACGTAACAGTTCTTGGTATGCCTTCTGAATCTCCATATCCTGTTCGCGTTGGCGCAATTGTTCTACTTCAGAACGAAGTTCACTCATTGTGCTGTCAGCTTTGATAGCAGAGATTGTCTCAACCACGTCGTAAACATCAGGATAATCCTGTTTGAACTTTTCCAACTCCTCAAGTGTTTTTGGAGCCTTCAGCCGGGTTAGGGCATCAAGTTCAGGAGAGGCTTCTCCCTGAGAGGCAAGTTCGGCTTTCTCCTCCTTCCACTCCGACAGTTTTGAGTCGTAGTGGCGTTTGAGATCGTCGTACCGCTTCTTATAGTCTACGTCGTCATTGTTTGTTGCCTTTTGTGAAAATCCGGATTCTTGAGGAGTAGCCTCAATAGAGGGGTCCATCTGTTCGGTGTTCTCAGCGGCTTCAACTCCATCCTCATCTTCTTCCTTATATACGTCGTCACGATAAGATCCGCGATAGAGGTTTTCGTTGTTGATTGTTCCAAAGGAATCATTTGGTTTGTTGGCGCGGTGGCCTTTTGCTTTTGCCATGATACTTCTCCATTGCAGGGCCAGTTAAGGGTAGCTGCTTCGGTTAGTGATATAGACAGGGCCGCTGGCGACGGGTAGCTGTCCTTAATTCCCCAAACTCAGTCGGGGTGTTAAGCCGTTTATTTTTTTAACGGGCTTACCTTCACGGAGGTTTAACACTACTTGTATTGCAGCTTTTTCAAACTCTTCTTGAGTTTTGTACTGCTTGCGTAGTGCTGCTCCGTAGTTGTTGTTATTAGCGTCTATTCTTGATTCTTCATTTGGGAATTCGCCAAGAGGATTTTCTAACGAATATTGTTTTTCAAGAGCATCTGCTCCGATCCCAGCAATGAAACCCAAACCCTTTTTCAAGAGTCCTTTTTGATTAGCAGGAGATATTAACCCTCCAAGTAAGATGTGGCGTAACGTGTCTTCTGACCTATCGTTATCCTTAAACTGTTTTTCTTCACGAACGGCTTCAGATAATTCTTTTGCTCTTTCAGATTCGTCATACACTTGTAAGGCTTTAGCACCTGTTTCTCGTAAATTATCGAATTCTTTTCTAGTCATTCCACCATAAACTGTTTTTTGAGGGCCCTGTTGTGGCGGAGCTTGCGGTGGTTGTTGTTTAGCCTCTGCCTCCTGTTGGCGGCGGGCTACCTCACGTTTGCCTCTGTTGTTAATCTTCTCTAGAACGTCGTAGCCAATGATCTTAGCCAAAGTGGGCTCAATGTAGACTTCGCCTTTTGACACAAGCAGATCTACTGCTTCTTCGTCTCCTATCTTGTCATCGCCCGTTGATATCTCAACACCTAAACGTCGGGCAACTCCAATAGCGTCCATGAGCATAGTTTTGATGTCACCATACCCAGCTACCTCTGCAGCAGCGGCGTTGATGATAAAAGAGCCTTCCGGGACATCCATTGGAATATCGTCAGCAACAGTCTCAGAGGGCGTAGCGTTTTCAGTCTCTATCACTCCAGAAGGCGGTCCAGCGGGTGCTTTAGTAGAAATTTGAGAAATGCCGCCCGTTGCTTTGGGGATGGGAGTTAGTAAACGGAAGTCTTCATTTATAGTTTCTTTACCTAACGATCCAAACGGTTGCGAATTATTAATGTTTTCTGATAGTTTCTCTATTATCTCTTTTTGATTAGAGGCATTTCCTATCTGTATATTGGCTGCATTGTAATCTTTTGCAAGGTCAGGATTATTTTCGTACCAACTTCTTATTGCTCTTTCAGGTCTAAAGCTGCCAAAAACTCCTCTAGAAGGAGATTTTCCGGGTTCTTCAGCGGCGTTTTTTATAAAGTTAATTAGACTCTGTTCTGCTTTTAAACCTCGTTCATATATTGGATCGGGTTCTACTGTTGAGGGTTTTTCTGGCGGAGGTTTTGCAATTAGCTCGTTCATTTGCTCCGCTTCTTTAGAAACTTCCATGATGGGGCCGAGCCCTAAAAACACCCTCTGTAGATCCGGGTATTTTGTCGGATCTGTTGTCAATGGTCTGTAGCTGTTATAAAGTTTTTCAGACATTATTTACGATAGTCTTTCCGTACGAGTTCCGATGTAATATTTGTTTCCGACTTTAGCAACAGCGTAAAAATCTTTTGCTTTGCCCATTTCAGATCCGGCTCTTCCTTTTTTAAATTTTTTTGAATATACTTTTGAGGAAGAGTTTAGAGATTTTACCATTGCAAGAGCTTCTTTTCTTGTGTACTCAATGGCAGTTCTGTGTCTTCTGCCCGGTTTACGCTCACTGTGTTGATACGATATTTGATACTCTCGAACAGTAGAGGTAGGGGTGAAACCGCCAGCAACAATCTGACCCTCTCCCACATGCCTTGCCTCTGTTTTTTTAACTGACCATTCTTCTTTAACAAAAGCCAATCGGTTTCCCGGTCCTGTCATTCTGACTTTGTGAGCGTTGTTTAGCATTGAAACTTGAGCTCTTGCTAAATCTTGGGAACCAAAAGCAGCGTAACCTATAACTTCTTGATTGGTAACAATTCCGGGATTGTTTCTAGCAGGCCGATAATCTTCTTTACCACCATAATTTGCCCAGATGTATTTAGCGTATTCGTCTTGAGTTTTTCTTTGAAAGTCGCCTATAAACTTAATAAAAGCTGAAGGGTCTTTCAAGATCTCTTCAGGGGTATCGTTTGATACTTTAAGAGCCCCCTCTCGCATTAGAGAGTACATCAGATCAGCGGCTCCCATCGACCCATCGCGTCCGCCCATACGCTGCCCATATACAACGTTATTTACCATGTACCCTTTTCTTTTTAGCGTTCGCGCCATAGCAGCTTCGTCCACTACGAATCCGTAGTCCTTAATCAAAGATTCAAACATCTTTTTAGCTGTTTTAGATTGAGCATCAGCCCAGTTGACGTTTTTGGCACCATCGTGATACCCGACATTTGAAATATTCAAGGTGCCGTTGGAGTAAGTAAGATTTGCACTCTGTCGTCTGTAATCCTCGTCAAGTCCTATTACAAACCTAGCAAGTTGAGTTGCAGCTATAAAATAATTTATTGGGTTTACAAAATTTGCTATTGAAGTGGATATGGCTGCAGTTTGTGTAGGAGGGCCCGCAACGCCCTCTGCCAGAGAAGTCCATGCAGATACTGCGGCTGAAGTTGCCCCTGTTGCTAACAGAGCGTTGGGAGCATTTGGATTATCATAGAAAGCGTCTAATGACAAAAATGCAGCGGCTGTTAAACCTAATTTTTTAGCTAACTCTATTCCCGGTTTTGCTTTAGCAAGTTCTTCGTCAATTTTAGATTGAATCTGTTCTTTTGTTGATCCTATGGCGGCTGCTTGATCTGCAGCTTTAGCAGCTACTTCAAACTCTTCAACTGACATCATTTCTGGTGGCATAGGGCCGATAAAATCTGCTCCGGGTCGAACTCCTTCTACGATGTACTGCCCAGTTGACGGATCTAAAATAGGAGTTCTGCCATAGTATTCCGGGCGCATGGGCCCTACAAACGTACTAGACGGTCTAGCACCTTCTAACACTGTTGGAATGTCTCCGCTCTTGTACTGACCAGATGAAAAGTAATCATTAAGAGCTCTGGCTTGAACAGTAGATATGTCGTATTTGTATTTCAGATATGTATCAAACGCAAAATCTAACTGTTGTGAAGTTGCAGTTGCTATGCTATTTAGATCTTCTAAATCATTCATGGCTTCTTGAAATTTTTTAATATCTGTAACGGATATACCGTCTTGTCCAAAAAGTTGATCGGATTCTGCCTGTATTCGTCTGGAAAGCTCTTCTGCTCGTTTTCGACGTATTTCTTCAATGCGTTCTGCAAAAAAATTTGAATCACTACCCAGAGGTTTTAACTCTACTGAATAGGGCGTAAATCCTTCTGTGGGAACAGCAGGTGCGCCCGGAGAAATCGGAGCCTCTGCACCACCAACGGCTTCAGGAGACTCTGGACTTTCTACATCTAGAAAAGAAGGTGAGGTATCACTTTGACTCATTTTTCAATACCTCCGCATAGTTATTCTTCAATTTGAGGAGCGTTTCCAGTAAAGCCGCCTTCCCCTGCAGTTGGCGCAACTCCGGTTCCGATTGTGCCATCACCAACCCCCGAATTGTCAGTTGGTGCAGGGCCTTGAGGTACTCCTCCAGCCCCTCCCATACCTGCGGGTTGTTGACCAGCGGCCCCACCAGCGGGAGCATTTCCTTGTTGAGCATTTTGTAATCCTTTAAGCATCTCTGCGTAGATTGCTGCCTCATTCATATCATTAACAAGGCTATCCGGATCAATGTCCTGTGATATGGCAAGCTCTCGCATTAGGTTGGGTAGTTTGATAAACGGAGCCAACATGGGGTTAGATACCGTTTGCAACAACGCCGTAAGACGCTGTGTGCGTACCTCCTTTTGCATGACCGCAGATGCACCTCTAGGTTTAATTTCTAGATCACCTATGATGTCTGGGGATTCGTCGTTAAACTGCATATTCCACTGAAAGTATGCTTCTCCCAAAGGCTTCAACATGAAGTCGTCAATGTTCTTAATTACTGTTTTCATCGACAGGCTGGCAGAGCCTAGCAGCATCGACAGACCCGCTGCCGTGCGCCCTGTGCCTGTAACGCCTGTTTGCCCGTGCATGATAGACGGGATGCCTGTCTCTTCGTCGGCAAGCTGACGGGCGATTTGATACATCTGAATGTTCTCACCAGCCGTGTTAGGGAACTTCAGACCGTTGATTGCTGTGCCTGTAACTCCCGACTGTCGTCGGAAGATCTTTCCGGGGAAGATGTCGAAGTTCTGTCCGGGAACCAGAGCCGCCTCGTCTACGTCGAACACAAGGTTGCCAGCGAGAGCAAGATTGTCAATCGCCATACGCATGTGCCCATTCATCAGCATTTGTGCGTCTTCCATGTTCTCAGCCACACCAACACCAAAGATGTTGTAGGGGTTAACTTCGAACGGCATGGCGCAGTATGGAATACGCGCCGGAGTAAACGGGTTCAAGACGCAGCGTAAAACGCGAGGACCACAGACCCAAGCATTGATCTGAAGCTGGTCAAGATCATCCATGCCAGCCGGAATGTCCATGCCTATCTCTTTGGCAAAATACGCATCTAAGATGCCCCAGTATTCTAGAACCTCAAACCTGTTGTCCTGATAAGCAGGATCGTTCTCGTCGTTACGCACAGTGTCTTCATAGTATTTGTCGGTGTAATTCGGCCCGTGTGCGATAACATCTGCAATGACTTCTTTGTCGAAGAACGGACGTTGTTGTAACGAACGTATCTGTTGACGGTTCATACGGTGACGTTGAATAACGTACTCTGCATCCTCTAGGCTCGTAGCAGAGGGGTCTGGGTGAAAGTCCCATACAGACACAGCTTCGATACGAGGCACAACCTTCTCAAACGGGCTGTACATACGTTGTCCCTGATCGTCTTTTTGCCAACGGCTAATTGTTTTTTGGAAGTTAAGGGGGCCTTTGATAATGCCTGTCCCAAACAGAGATGACTCAAATACAGCAGAACGGAGAACGTTTACAGCGTTAGAATCTAAAAGCTGATCGTGAATACATTTCTCCATGCGGCGGGCTGCTTCTTGTGCCGGACTAATCTGAGGTTCTCCTAGTTTAGCCTTGCCTTCTGCAATCGGAGCTCCCTCAAACTGAGAGGCAAGCCCTCCAAGAAAGTCTCTCTCTGTGCGAACAGCTTCTCGCGCTCCCGGAGGAAGCTCTCTACCGTCGCCCTCAAAACCGTAGGGTGTTTCGGATTCTTGTTGTTCGTCTAGAGGCGTTTTAAGATGAGCAAACTCTGCTATGCCCTCTGGCATGGGCGTTGGCTCTACAACAATTGGAAACTTTTTATTAGAAAATAGGATGTCAATGATCTGACCGTATGCTGCCAAGACCTTTGTCTTTGTTATTTTAAGAAAGACTTTCGAACGTTCAGAATCGCGGTACTGCGTCGTCCCGTCGTTAAAGTTGCCCCGAAAATTCTTGTAGGCTTGCAACCAACGTTGCTCGTGATTATAGCGGCCCGTCTCCGCAGAGCGGAACCGTTCCTGTATCAAACCTGCAAGTCCGGGGGCTATCTCTTCAGCGTTGTCAATCACATCTGGCTGATCGTCACCAGATGGCATCGTATCCTCGTCCATAGTGGCCCCTTTGGATTAGCCGTAGATGCTGTGATCTTCAGCCTGTTTCATAATACCTGTGTCAGTAGGTTTGGTCTGCTTCTTAGGCATGTCCTCAGTGAGAACGCCTTGTGCAGTTTTGGTATCAAACTCTAGTGATTCACGGTACAGTTGGGTTTCGCCTACGTTTTGATCAACAGACTGTTTGTCTTGACCCATAATGTAACCCGCACCATAATTATAGTTATTACCCGGCATTTTGTCTACTCCTAATTTAAGTTTAATTTATCCATTTGCCCGGATACAGGCTCTTCAGGGTTTTGTCCTTCATTTCTGTTGAACAAACCTCCTATCTGTCTGGCTAGTTCTGCCCCGCCTTCTCTCATTGCAGATCCCATTTCAAGTTCTCTTTCTGCTGTTAAAGAGGCAGATTTTCCTACGTCTTCAGCCCCAAACCCCAGAGGATTTACAGTTCTAACTGGTAAATCTGCAGCCACTAGGTTTGCCTCTGTATCTTTTCCCTCTTCTCTAAGTTGTTTAACTCTCTGATCTGTTGCGAAGACATCAGCGGCTGTTCCTAACGTGAAAAGGCTTCCTCCAACAACAGCACCTGCAGGTCCTCCCGCGCCGATTATGGGTAAACCAATCGCTTTAGCTGTTCTCCCTGCTTTACTAATAAGATCGTAAAGTGCTCTCCTCCGATTTGCACCATCATCACCCTCTTCGTTCAAGTTGAGAAGATCTTCTCTGTCCTGATTCGCTATATCACCTTCTCTGGCATCTTTTTGTAATTTAGCTTTTTCAAGGTTGAGTTCAACTTCACGTTGAAGCCCTAACAGTCTTTTTTCGTGATCAGCTTGTTCTAACGCCTCTAGTCCGGCTAGATAATCTTGACCTTTTGGACTTTGGAGTTCGGCAACTCGTTCCATGTCATAGGTAAGGGCTTCTAGTTTAAATTTTGAAGCTCGTTGTTCAGCCAGAGCCATACGCTCTTCTTTAGTGCTGTAACCTAGCTCTTGTAATTCTTCATCGCTAAGATTGCTAATTCCTGCAGCCTTCACCTTAGCATCGGCAACTCCTCGCATGGAAAAAGTTGTTTCGGTTGTTCCAAGAGAATACCTCTCAATTATGTCTCCTAATCCTAAATCAGGCACAAAACCTGAGTAGCTTTTTGATAAAGTGCTGGACTTTTTGTGACCCATCAGAGCTTCTATAACGTCATCAGGTGCTCCCAATTCATCTTGAAAAATACGAGACATTGCACCTCTAATAACGGAAGGTCCGCTTACACGTCCTTTTGACTCGATGTTTCCATCTATGAAAGGCAGTTTGTCTTCATGCAAAGCAAATATTCTAGGCATGACTGTTCTGTTAAACAGATTAGAGTATTCTTTATTTGTCATGTCAAACAAGAATTCTGTTTTTGTGGAGTTCAAGTTGCGAAGTATCAACTCTCCCATTTCACTATTTTTATTGTATTTTATCTTGTTTCGTTTCTTGTTGCTATCAGGATCATCTTTTTGTGCTATGATAACAAAGTCACCGACCACGCTCACATCTGATTTTTTAATACCACCTGTGTCGCTTGAGAATATTTGAGCGGGACGTTGAAAGGTATTACGGTGATATGTAAGAGCATCACGATGCAGTTGAGACATTTTATCTTTTTCAAAAGATTCAGCGTATATGGCATCTAGTTCGCTTACAGGAATAAGCCCCTGCATTTCTCTGGTTAAAGCTAATCCACTTCGTTGCGTCCCTCCTAAACCAGTGCGGTGTGCTAAATTTCCTACTCCAGCAATTCTTGGGTATGCTTGAATTTCAAACTCGCCATAGCCTCGAATTACAGTTGTAAGACCAAATTTGTCCATCGTAGGAGCGATGGCAGTTTCTAAATTTTGAAAATTGTAAAAGCGATTTGCTCGCCCTTCATCCTTTCCAAATCTTGCCATATATTCAGTTTCTGACAGCCTGTGGAAGGGAGTATCAAGAGGAATTCCCATCTCTTTTAGTGCTTTAGGCTTCCCTAACGTCGCTATTAGTTTAGGGTTAACGCCCCTACGCTTGGGCTGACTAACAGCAAACTCAATAGCCTCACCATACGTAAGAGTAAGGTCTTTAGCTTTTCTTGCAAACTCTGTTTCGCTTAGTGCCATAGTTTAGTACCCGAACGTCGAATCCATCGGCTGATACACACGGTCTTTGATGCCGCGAAGCTGATTGTTGATCGTTGCGTATCCTGATGTTCTTGTCATTAGCATATATCTCAGTGCGTCGTAGGCGTGGTCTTCAGCCTTTGTGTCTACGTCTTCGCTGTTGTTCTTGGACAGCGGAATACCTGCCAGTTGTTTGATTGTGTTCTGACAGGTGTTGAATATCTTCATACGGGGTTCGTTGGTGTACGGATCATCCGACAGACGACGGTGAACCTCCATCTTACCCGCTAGACGGTTCCGGTCAGAGGGTGTCCATCTCACGCCGCACCGTATCATTGTTTCTGCAATGGACGGGCCAAGCCCAGTCTTGTTCCAACAGGAGGAGTCAAGCACCGTGTAGTGTGGTGGCTGATCGTCTGCCTCCATCTCCATGATACGGTTGGCAAGCTGTTCGCCTGTCATGCCTTTGCCGTACAGTTCACGGTAGACCCAGATGTTGTTGTCCCAGTCGATTGCGCCCCACAGGACACATGACGGAGAACTGTAGCCGTAGTCAGCGGCTCTGATGCGAGGCCAGTTGGTTGGCAACTCTACAGGATCAACCACGTGGCGAACCCTGCTGAACTCTGGGAACGCTGCACCTTCGGCAACGTCCCAGTCCCCATCGAGAAGACGCTTGCGCTCTACCTCTGGGAGGGAGCGTAGCATCGCCTCGTACTGTCCGTCCGCCATGAGGTATGGGTTGTCGGTCAGACGTGCGGGGATAAAGCGACGATAGAATAGAGGCTCTCCCTCTTTCTCGTGACCCACAGGCCACAAAAACGGTTTGCCTGTTTCGATATCTATTGCCGGATATGTCGTGTTGTGCGGTGCTGCATCTATGTACATCTTCTTGACCCACCAGCCTCCTACCCCGCCGGGGTTGGCTGTGCAACGCATGGAGAGTTGTCCCATGAGTTCCGAGTCGGTTGTACGCAGACGAGAGCGCAGGTAATCCCACACATAGGGGGACGGGTATTGTGTTATCTCGTCGATGCCTATCCACGCAAACGCCTGACCCTGAAAGCGGGTAACGTCACGGTCTTTTTCTAGATAGGTAAACCAGAGAGTTGCCCCAGAGGGGAAGTTCCACGTTGATTTCGATTCACGGAACGCTGCACCGGGGAACGCTTTGGGGTACAGTTGTTTTGATTTGTCGATAAGCTCCGTTAGCTCGTCTAGAGTGCGACGGAGCAGAAGCCCGCGAAAATTAGGATTATGACAATAACGAAGGGGATCCGCAAGGAGGGCAAACGACTTGCCTCCGCCAGCCGCTCCGCCATAGAGGACATCCTGCTCTGGAGCCGAGAGGAAATCAAACTGAGGGCCATCGTTAGGCTTAAATACCACCTCAGAATCTTCAACGAGATCTCGAACTGATTTAGGGAGGTTGTTAATTTCGCCTTGATCGATAACACGTGACTTTTCACCGTTGAGAGCATTTTCGACATTCTGTGCGGCTTTCTTCTGTTCACGAACAACTTGACGGTAGCGTTTGGCTTGGCCTTCTAGTTTGTCCGCTTTCTTCTTGTTACGGCGTATTCTCTTTTGAGTTTCACGGCGGGCTGTTTCTGCACGGGAAAGATGGTACGATGCTTTCGGGGCACCGGGCTCTTTCTTAGGTCGCCCACGTGGACGTTTGGGCGGAGTGGGATTCTCATCATCAGTCACTTTTTAGGAGTATAGTTGTCTGGATCTATTTTAAGGGCACGTTTAGCTCTTCGGCGGTCCCCTTCACTGAGTTGGGCTTCTTGACGTTTGAACATATCGGCTCCTTGTTCAGGAGTGCCTCTAGTAATAGGTTCAGTAGGACGAGGCATGGGACGCTTAGTGTTTGGACGAGGCATGGGACGCTTCGGTTGATCTCCGGGGCTGTTGTAGTATTTTTCGCTGGTCATGTCATTGCTTTCTATTTTGGACGTTTCTTGGTTTTTTGATCTTGATCTAGAAATCCAGTTTGAAGTTTGTCTCCACGAAGACTTTTTTGAAGGGGGAAGCCGCTGCCAGCTAGTTGTTTTTTACCTTCTCTAAAAGCCTCATTAACTTGACGTGTTATTCTATCAAAATTTTCTTGTTGTGTCTTACGTCGCTGTTTTAATCTCTTCTGTCTGTTTTCTCCTGCCCTCTGAACAGCATCCCGTCTATTTTGCTCCACCTGTGCATCATAGGCACGTTCACTCACGGGCAAATCAGCCCTCCGGGGTTGTATTATTCTTTCAGCCATCGATCTGTATCTCCTTTTTAGGCGGCAACAGAACTACGCCGTGTACTGCCTGTACGTTGTGATTAACTGTTTCTTGTTTACCCAAACCAACACGGTTCAGGAGGGCTTCAGCAGCCCGTAGACGCACTTCGGCGCGTGGTTCGCTGCCATCATCGTCTATTGTTGCAACAATCCTGTTAACGGCCTTTACTGCGTGTGCTGCCATGACGTGTCTACTACGTTCGATTATCTCGCTAGACAACCTATCGCGCAACCACTTGGCAGAACCCTCTGCGTAGCCCGCAGCTACGGCTGCAGCCTTTGTATTGCCGCCGTTATCGAACAACTCGTCGAGGAACTTTTCCTGTTTCTCGCTGAGTGGTGTCTTTTTACGCTGTTGGGGGAGCAGGTTCATACTTTTTTTATACACAAAAAATAATCAGGACTGCAAAACAAGCTACAAACGCTGCTGCGTCCTCTATCCCACTACCCTCAATGAGGTGTTTGGACATGACTATTACCTTTTATTTACGAATAGGGCTGGGTGGGGTAGTTTTGGGACTTGTTATTGGTGAATTGATTCCCCTTTACCGCTACACATCGGCCCTATTACATATTTTAGTGGTTAAAACAGGTATGTCAACCTTTTTTTTACTAAAAAATAAAATTAAATAGACGATTTGGTGCTTTTATGCTTGACAAACGCAAAATCCACATGTATACTCAGGGAGTAACCCGCCGGGAGATACACCATATCCTATAGGGATACCCTAAATGTTGCAGATTGGACCCCTCACTGATCCCGGTGGGGGTTTTTTTATGGGAAACTGTGGGGTTTCCCTACATGTTGCGACGGTTGCACAAATGTCACACCCCTAAAAATACAAAAAATATCGCTGGATTGCATACAAGTACCGGGGTAGGGGGGGTGGCCCTTGCCCGCCCTAGTCGGTCATAAATTTATTTCCCCATCGGTGATGCCGTGGCCTCACGTTTTGCCGCGCTGATAGCATGACGGATGCCCCGACGGGTAGTCCGGCAGGACTGACCCCGCATATATACGCGCGAGAACTTCGGAATTCATTTTGGCACCCCCAAAAGGGTGGCATGGCGGGCGCATCGGCGCGTATATCCCGACAAGTCCCAATGCACGATTGCACAGCGATAACAGCCCGCTAGGTATTATTCCGCCGTGCCCACGAAAAAACCCCCCAGCGGTTAGGCTGGAGGGTTCTCAGGGTGGGTTCCCAGTATGCCGCGCGGCTATCTGTAGTCTTCCACCACAAGCCAGATGAGGAACGCCACGGCAATCGCAAGCAGTATTCCGGCAATGCTAATCATGTTTACGCCTCTTTATGTACGGGTCATGTGATAGCCACCAGACCATAAGCCCGACATACATTAGCAACGTGCCGACCAGACCCAAGATGCTGGCACCGTCGGCACCCAAAGCAATGCCGCCAATAAGTGCAGTGATAGCGACCAGCACGTTGAACGCACCAGCAGTCAAAACGATAAGCCCTAGTCTACTCATGGTCAGCCCCCCGATAGTCATCAAGGTTTGCCACAGGTGCCAGCGCGTCCTGCCCGACAGGAACAGCCCGCAATGCTTCCAGCAGGGAGTGTGCGGCGACGTGTTGCAAGCGGTATTTGTCTTGCTTGGCTTCGTCCAGTTCCCCGCGCAAATATCGTGCGGAAAGCTGGGCGGATGTCGGCGTGAGTTTTGGCGTTGCATATGTGTCATCGATTATGAAGTCCAGCAGTTCGACCAATACGCCCGCCGCCTTTGCATCAAGATAGATATCACTCATGGTCAGCCCCTCCACTGTTCGCGCGGTTATGCCGGAGAATAGCAAAGCGCAACACCGTCAGGTCATGCAAAACGTGTTCGGCTGGTTGGTTGCTTTCTTCCCAGTGCTTCGTCTCATTCGGCAAGTATTGAGCAATGACCCGCCGGAGCGATTGCGTTTCATCAGCGGACAGCCGGAGGCTATCCCTTTCAGGATAGCCCCAAGCGTTGCGCGCCTCAATTGGCTGGGCATTGCCCACACTGTCAAGTTTGTTGGCAGTCATGGTGCACCCCCTACAGCGTATCAAAGGGCGGGAATTTGTCCTGCGCCTTTGGCTCGTATGTCTGGATATACCGGAGCAATAGAGCGTTGCCGATTTTGCCCCGCACACTGTCCCGCGTCTTTCTATTGTTGTTCAGCCAATTGCAAATAGCGGTGATGCCTACCCCCGTTTCGGCGGCAAGCGATACCTGCGTAAAGCCCAGCACCCGACAAACCGCCTTGCGAGTTGCCGCGTCACTGTTGCGGATTGTTAGCACGTCCGCCGCGAAGCGTTCCGGTGCTGGTTCGTTGAGTTGAAATTTGGTCATGTCTCAGTCCTTTCTAGATAATGACGCTTAATATTATGATAATGATAACCGCAATGCAAATGCGGAATAGTAGATATCCAATTTCTAGCATCCATTTACGCCGCCAATTTTTCAGCCCATGCCGGGCTGTTGAGCACGTCACGCACACGGTTTTGACGTTGCATCCGGACGTGTGGCACCCTGTTTGCATCAGTGGTCCGCGCCTTGCGCGAACGTTCAATTCCATCTTCATCCAGCCAGTTTGCGTCCCTGTCTACATGCGTAGACCATGCAGTTAGGGCATTGTATCCAGCCCACATGTTCGACCCCAAATCGGCTCTTTCTTGGTCGAAGCGGTGCATCATCTGACCCAGCAATGCGACATTGACCTTCGCCGCGCTGTCGGATGTTTCGGCAGCACCCCGCCCCGCTTTGTGGCACAAGGTCTGCTCCATGATTTCCCGCCATTCATCCGGCCTTAAATCAATAGTCCGCATCCGGTTGAAATAGTCCCTATTGCTGTGGAACGTGTCCAGCCCGACAATGCTGTTGGCGGTTATGCTTTCCGGCGACAAGTTGCGCGTGTGTTTGCGCTTGGCGTGATATACCTTCTCGCCGCCGAATACCTGTGTATTCCGGCAGTATGCCCGATAAGCCCCCGCGAAGGCTTGGAAAGCCCACGACATGTCCACGCTGTTAATTGTGTCCATGCGGGCGACCATTGAGTCAGTAAGACGACCTACGGGCATGTCTAGCCGCACGTCGTTAAAGTGCACCTCGCGGGTTGCGCGAAGCCCCCCATCGAGCACCGTGTCTTTGACCGATACGTTGGCAGTCGGCAACGCGCTGTCAGTTAATTGCGCCGCCTGTTGCCGGAACATCTCAAGGTGACTGACCAGCTTGTAACCTTTCGACACGGGACGCGCTGGCAGTGGTTCGTGTTCCTCATTTACCAATGCGAAGAAGTCCGGCACCAGTTCGCCGCCAATGGTTTTGATTGGCGATTTAAAAGTCCGGCACCCTGAAAAGGCGTCCATGTCGTGGATGTCGTGGTGTTCGTAAACTTGAATTGTCATCGCTTTAACCTTTCTCAAAAATTAATGACCCGTATGTTGTGCGCTGGTTCGGCGTCCGGCGCAAGTTATTAATGATGAATAAACCGGATTTTTTCGGCGGCGGCGTTCCAGCAGAGACCGCAAGCCGCGCAATTTTTGGCCTTGCCGATTTGCTCCGGACAGGTGATCGCGTCCGGCGCGGCGATTGTTTCATGGCTTGCGCTGTCCGGCACGTCCGGCATGTCTGACCAGCGAATATAAAAGCGTACGCCAAAATTCATTTTACAATCAGTGATGGCTTGATGGATAGGGCAAGCCGGATCGTTTCGGTGCGTGTACCCAAAGACGGCAAGGTTGTCGTGCGTTGCCAGTAGTTCCTCCCACACGCCGACATATTCCGGCGAATAAAAATCGCCCAGCACGTGAAGCCGGACTAGTACGCCGCGCGGGTTTTCCCGACATGCCGCGCCGACATCACGGAACAGGGCATGCTCTAAATCCAACCCATGCTGTAGTCGATGGGCAAAGGGCATGTTGTTCCCGTAACAATCAGCCCAGCGTTGACATGTTGTCGGACACGTGGCGCGTTCCTCCAGTGTCAGAGAATACATGGCATAGTCTTGAAAATATTTGCCGGATACTCGCCGACCTAGCTTGTTATGAGATTTGGGGCGTTTGATTACGCTGTAGGGATAGTCGGAAATTGTCCGACGGCTTTTCTGGTATTTCGTGCCTATCATGGCGTCAGTTCCTTTTGCTGTTTGAAAAACACCCAGAGCATAAAAGCAAAATACAAAAAAAGAAAGCCCAAAAGTGCGCCAACATGATTGACGCGCTGGTCAGGATGAAAAACACCCAGCACCAAAAACCCAACGCCGTTGAAAAAAGACAGCAAAGCCGCCACCCGTAAACTTGTCATAGCAATATCTCCAAATTCATTACGGACTAGACAATAATTCATTTTAGAATTCATTCAAGCCAAAAAGAAAACCCCGCCCAGTGGGAGGCTGGACGGGGCACTTGCCGGAGGAGAAAGGAGGGAAAAACTCCGACTAAGTTATTTTGTCTTTCATCAATAACCAGATCACGTATACCATGACCATCAACCAAATGAAAGTGCTGAAATCAAAATTCATTTGGGCATCGTGTCAAAGAAAAGATGACGACGGAATTCATCTCTGAATTCATTCGCCAGCCGTGAGCAAAAATTCATTGCACCCTGCTGGTCATCGAACACGCCGATGATAGCTTGCACAGGGTACTCCCACAATTCACCGCGCTCTGATTCGATACCCAGCGAGTTGGATTTCATTTGACACCAGACGTTGACCTTCTCATCCCATCTCTTGTTGATGCCAAATTCAATTCCCTTTTCATAGTGGATCATCAGCAGTCTCCTTTTCCAAATCGGTGTTCATAACTGCTTCGACACACTCGTCCCAATCTTCAGGGAGTGATGGATATCTAGCCGGTGTTACCTCCTTTAGCCGCAACGCCGCTTCGTATGCTATGTCGCCGGAGCCGCCCTCGTCCATGTTAGGCAGCAACCCTTTGCTCCCATAGTCCAATACAAAATCCAAGAGGATCTCTACATCATCAAGCATCGTCGTTCTCCTCTTCATCAACTTTGGTAAGTTCATCTTTTCTGACCGCCATGCCAACCGTCAAAACATACACATCCCCATCATCATACACATCGTCGATTTGGGTATATTCTGCATAAGGGCATTTGCTCAGATATTCACCTACGCACTCTACGTCTTTATACATGCTTGCAAGTTGGATCATTGTCATTCCTCCGGTAGGATGTCGTAGATTTCAATTTGAGTAAGTTCATCGTTCCAACCATCAAAATCTGTGATTGGTGTGCCATCCTCTAGTTGTGCCATGTCTTCCGGCTCAAGAGTGATCACATACTCAGCACGGATCTTTACCGTGCATTGCTTGTACTTCTTCAAGAACTTGTCCTCCTCGTTCAGTTCCCACTGTAGTGCTTCATGCGGTAGGCTCATGGTGTATCCTTATCTCACTCTCTGTTTCGATTACAACTCGTGCCCCGCAGGACAGCAGAGGCTTGTCATTGCCACCATACTTGATGGTTGACGCACCCAAGATTTCTACGGAATGGCAGTATGTATTCTTGCCACCCTCTTTGATTGTGATGACGGGATCGTTTGTGCCATGTTTCTTGTTAGCACGAATACGGTGCTGGTTAACGTGTATGTACTTTTTCATCGTTATTGCATCCACTTCTGTTTGTAGGTGTAACCGGATAGGGTGTATTGTTTGACAGTCTCAAGGTTGATGTTACGGAAGCCACGCTTCTGCACATCGTACACAGTCAACAGGCTGTAGTTGAACTGGTCAGATGATTTACCTCCGGCGTGTTTCTTCACACCCAAGCGGCAGACCATCTTACGAGTTGAGCCATCTGCTTTGACAAAAGTTATACTGAAAAACCTACCACCAGCGCGGCTGGTCAGTTTGTGCTTGAGGAGTTCTACCTCTTTGAAATCACGTTTGGTCATTATGAACCTTTCTTAAATCTGCAACGGCTTGAAAATCTCTGGCTAAAATACGCACCTGTTCTATGATGTCTTTACCAGTCCAATGCTCAAAAGGTTGCCAAGCGTGGTTCTCAGCCCAATCTTCAACCTTGTCCTCGTCCCATGTATGTACACCTATAGGAGGTGTTTCATAGACAAAATGAGCAAGTGCCAAAGCAAAACAGTTGTCTTTGTCACTTAAGTCTTCTCTCCAGATATCAGAATAGACCATCACATTCTCCCATACAGAACATTATGGATGAAAGGGTCGATGCCCTTATTGAGTTTCAGCTTCTCACCCGTCCAGTCATAATAGCCATGAATTTTGTTGGCTTTTGTTTCACGGTGTTTGAGGATCACAACTTCGTGAACGTCTTGGGGGTGTTCAAGCAATCTTTTTGTGACGGACTCTTTGGCCTCTGTAATCGTCTTGAACATTCGCCGGACAACTAGACGTGTCGGATCATGTGTTTCTGACATCACCCTCAGTTTC